AGTAAATGTTATATTGCATCTGCTGCACTTAAGCAGTCTCTTGAAAGTTTTGATTTTATAAACTGGAATATAAAATCAATGGGTGAGGAAGATTTATTTAGAATTATAGATAACAATCAAGAACACTCAATTCAAGCAGACTTTGGAAGTGAAGGAAGCATGTTTATCCAGGCCTTAGCTGCTAATCCAGATAGGCAAGACTCACTTAACTGTAATTTGGCTATATGCGACGAGATCCATGCCTTCAAAGTTCCAAAGCAATATCATATTATTAAAGAAGCTATGAAGGCTTACACAAATAAGCTTATGATAGGAATTTCAACAGCGGGTGATAATATTAATAGCTTCTACTACAGAAGACTTCAATATGCAGATAAGATTTTAGATGGTCAAATAGAAAATGATGATTTATTTATATTTAAAGCTGAGGCAGACAAGGAGCCTGATGGAAGCATAGATTTTACAAATCCAAAAATTCACGAAATGGCAAATCCTGGATATGGTGTAACTATAAGGCCAAAAGATATGCTAAATGATTCAATTGAGGCCCTTAATGATCCTCAGCAGAGAAAAGACTTTCTTGCAAAATCACTCAATGTATATACTTCATCAATGAAATCATATTTCAATCTGGATACTTTCAAGGCATCAGATGAAAAATATAATTGGACCATAAATGATTTGTTAAAGTTAAAGTTGGAATGGTTTGGAGGGGCAGACTTATCAAAAATGCATGACTTAACTGCAGCTGCTTTATATGCTAGATGCGGTGATGTTGACATCATAATTACACATGCTTTTTTCCCATCAACAAGAGCACATTTGAAAGCAGAAGAAGATTCCATCCCACTTTATGAATGGTTAGATGATGGCGACCTTACAATGACAAATGGGGATATCACAGAACACACAGATATAGTTAAATGGTTTTGCAAGATGAGAGATCTAGGATTTAATATTAAGCAGATAGGCTTTGATAGAAAATTTTCAGAAGAATTTTATTTATATATGAAACAGCAGAGATTTAACATAAAAGACGAGCCACAGTTATTTATAAATAAGACAAGAGGATTTAGAAGAATTGAGCAAAAGGCCATAGGTGGGAATTTATATTATATGCATTCTAGGGCCTTTGAGTATTGCGTTGAAAATGTTCATGGCATAGAAAAAACAGATGATATGATCCAATATGAAAAGATAGAGCCTAAAATGAGAATAGACTTATTTGATTCATCTGTTTTTGCAGCATGTAGAATGCTTAAGAATATGGAAAAGTCAAACACAGCAAGTAAATGGCTGAAAAATAAAAATAGTGAAAACTAGGAGGTATTATGTTTGAAAAATTTAAAAACAAAAAAACCAGGGCAGAACCCAAAAGCCCAATGATTCAATTTATAAGCTCGGACAGTGATTTATATGTTCAAGGCTACACCAGGTTAAGTGACTGTCCTGAAGTTAGGTCAGGAATAGAAAGGATTGCTGATCTAATAGCATCAATGACAATCCATCTTATGGAAAATAAAGAAGATGGCGATGTAAGGGTTAGAAATCAATTGTCTAAAAAAATTGACATAGAGCCATATTCACTGATGACTGGATTTAATTTTAAGCACTGGCTGGTAAAGTCACTGATGCTAGAAGGAAATGTTTTTGTATATCCAAAAATAAGCCGAGATGGGATATTAGAGGACTTGATTCCAATCACAAATGGCTTTTTACAAAAAAACAATACTGGATATGGGGTAAGAGTTGGGAATATCTATTACAATTCTGATGAAATACTTCACTTTATGATTAATCCAAAGCAAAGAGTTCCATTTGAGGGAGAGTCATATAGGGTTGTTTTAAAGGATGTTGCAAAAAACATAAAGCAGGCAAACAAAACCACAAATGAATTTATGAGCAATAGAGTTGTTCCATCTCTTATTGTAAAAGTAGATTCAACTGTTGCCGAGCTTGCAAGTGAAGAAGGTAGAGATGGGGTTTATCATAAGTATTTAGAAAGTTCAAAGCAGGGACAACCCTGGATAATTCCTGCAGAACTATTAGAAGTTCAGCAGGTAAAGCCATTAACTTTAAATGATATAGCTATAAAAGATACAATTGAAATTGATAAGAAAACTGTGGCAGGGATTTTAAATATTCCTGCTTTTTTACTTGGGGTTGGGACTTTTAATGCAGAAGAATACAATAATTTTATTCGTAGCAGGATAATGAGTATAGCAAAAAATATCGAACAAGAGTTTACTAAAAAATTACTATATTCACCAAACCTATATTTTAAGTTTAACTCCAGGTCGCTTTACACTTACTCACTAAAAGAACTTGCAGAAATTGGGTCAACTATGTACGTAAGAGGAATAATGACTGGCAATGAAGTTAGGGATTGGGTAGGTCTTTCACCAAAAGAAGGGCTTTCAGAGCTTGTGATTTTAGAAAACTACATCCCACTTAACATGATTGATCAGCAAGAAAAGCTAAAAGGGGGTGAAGAAGATGCTTAAAGGAAACATACAAAACAGAAATGTGAAGACCAAGTTGGAAATAAGAAGTGATGAAAATGAGGGCAAATTCATTGAGGGCTACTTTGCTGTTTTTGGAAAAGAAACTGAGTTGTGGGAGGGCTGCTTTGAGGAAATAAAGGCAAGTGCTTTTGACAACTCTATAAATTCTGATATTAGAGCCCTAATTAATCACGATAGTAAATATGTCCTTGGAAGAACAAAGGCAGCTACTTTAAATTTAAGAGCTGACAATTATGGCTTGTGGGGGCGAATAAAAATTAATGAAGAAGATAGCGATGCTATGAATTTATATTCCAGGGTAAAAAGAGGAGATATAGATCAGTGTAGTTTTGGCTTTGATATAGTGAAAGAATCCACAGAAATTAGAGACGATGGAAGTATAAAATGGGCCATTGAAGAAGCTATACTGCATGAAGTTAGTATTTGTACTTTCCCTGCCTATGAAGACACAAGTGTTCAGGCCAGAGAAAAACAATGCCAGGAAATAAAAAGTAGAAGTATAGAAAAGTGGAAGCTTGATAGTAAAGAAAGGATGAAAAAGATATGTTAAGAAAAATAATGCTTACAAGAAAGAAAACACTACTAAAAGATGAGCTAGAGAAGCTTAGGAAGAAGGGGGAAGACTTTGCAAAAAGAGAAAAAGAGTTAAAAGCTGCTATTGAAGAAGTCAAGACCGAAGAAGAGCAGAAGGTTGTTGATGAAATGATTGACAAGTTTGAAGCAGAAAAGAAGGAGTATGACAATAATGTCAAAGGCCTTGAAGAAGAAATAGGCGATATTGAAAAAGAGATTGATGAGCTAGAAGATAATGAACCTGGGGTGCCAAGTGGGGAGCCAGAACCAGCAGAACCAATTCAGGAAAGAAAAAAAGCAAAAGAAGAAAAGGAGATAGTATCAATGACAAGAAGAAAATATTTCGGTGGAAACACTAGGGAAACTTTAAAATCACATGTGGAAAGAGATGACGTAAAGGACTTTCTTGAAAGAACAAAAAATAAAATTAGGGAAACTAGGGGAGTCAAAGAAGCAGACCTGCTAATTCCTACAGTTACTCTAGAGCTTTTAAGAGATTCTCTTCATGAATATTCAAAGTTAATCAGTAAAGTAAGATTAAGAAAAGTTGCAGGTAAGGCCAGACAGACAATTGCTGGTAGCATTCCAGAAGCTATATGGATGGAAGCGTGCAGCAAATTAAGCGAACTTTCATTTGGATTTAATGAAATAGAAATTGACGGCTACAAGGTTGGTGGATTTATTCCAATTTGCAATGCTACATTAGAAGATGCAGATCCTGTAGATTTGTATAATGAAATACTGTATATGTTAGGCCAGGCAATAGGACTAGCAATAGATAAGGCTATATTATACGGAACAGGAAAGAAAATGCCACTTGGAATTGTAACAAGGCTTGCTCAGGCTACTAAGCCAGAAGGTTACTCTGATAAGGACAGAAAGTGGGAGAACTTATCTGTAAGCAACTTAGTTAAATTAGAAAATGCTAATGGGGCAGACTTCTTTACTAAGCTTCTTTTAGGCATATCAGGACTAAAATCAAACTATGCAACTAAAGAAAAGTTCTGGGTAATGAATGACACAACTAAAAATAAGCTGATGGCAAAGGCATTAACTTTTGATGCATCCGGGGCTATCGTAGCCAAGATCAATAATGAAATGCCGGTCATTGGTGGCGAAATAATAACACTGCCATTCGTTCCAGAAGGAGATATGATTGGTGGATATGGTGAACTATACTTGCTTGGAGAAAGAGCAGGAGCGACATTCGCTGCATCTGAACATGCTAACTTTATAGAGGACAATACTCTATTTAAGGGAACAGCTAGATATGATGGAAGACCAATCATAGCCGAAGCCTTTATTGCAGTAAACATAGAAAATAAGGACGTTACAAAGATTTTAGAGTTTGCAAAGGGCAGTGAAGTATAGGAGGTTTTAAATGATTACAGTATGTGCTGTATATGATTTTAAGGACAAGGAAGAAGGAGTATATAGAAAAGTCGGAGAGAGATTCGAGGTCAGCAAGGAAAGATATTTTGAAATACTAGAAAAAGGTGGCGACTGGGTAGTTCCAGTTGCCAAAATCTCTAAGGAAGATTTAGAAAATAGGAATGAAGCAGATTCTAGTAATCCAGACTCAGAAAACAGCTCTGATAATATAGACCTAAAAGAAGGTGAAAAGCCAGAAAAGAGAAAAAAGTCCAGTAAAAGAAAGAGCGAAGACAAGGGAGAATAATTCATATGGATGAAGTTTTAGAGCTTCTAAAATTGAAATTAGGAATTTCGACAAGTAAAAGAGATATAATTTTAAAAAATACAATCGAATCAGTAAAAGTCGAACTAAAAGAGATGCAAGGTATTGAGCTTGATTTAGATAATGAAAGCCATATAGCATTTCTGATCGATTATGCAGAATTCAGGTATAAAGGTGGCGCGGGAGTCAACACACCTTTTTTAAGGCGATGGAAT